TAACAACCATTGCGTAGTCGCCTAAGAATTCACCTAGTGCTCCGACGATTGGAATTAAATCTCCGTCGGCAGCAGTGGCAACATTATCGTTGTCAATGATTAAAGGAGTTTTGACAGTGAATTTTTCTGTTGTAGAATCCCACTCATTAATACCATATAATGTATCGTCTGTGTCAACCCAGTATGTACCGCTAACTGGACTACCTTCTGGTACGGTAGTTGATGGTGTTAATGCGCCTAGGTCAACATTAGCACGAGCGATATAAGCTCTTGAGCTAACGCCTAACAAACTGTAGGCAGCTTGTAGACCATACTCGTTTAGTTCTCCACCGTGTACGGAGTTTCCGTTTACATCAGTGTAGAATGTTGGGGTACCAAATGTATCAGTCAAATCACGTTGACTTGTAATTACCCAAACTTTGCCTGCGTTAGCGGCAGTTGTTCCTTGTGCTGTTCCGGTACCGGAAGCATTGCTCTTGTCTTGTGCTGTCGCAACAAAAATTAATGGTATAGTACCGGGGGCTGATGGAGTATAAAAACTCTCGTCGATAACTGATACTTGTACGCCTGGTGAACCTAATGTGGCCATGTTGTCAATCTCCTTAATTGGATTACTTCTTTTATTTAGCGACTACGGTAAAAAAACACCTGGTTAAATACACTTGAAAAGGGCACAAAAAGGGCAGTCTATGAGAAAACTTTGTAAAACCTGTCAACAAAGACCAGTAGCTGTAAACTACTATAAAGAAGGGCGACCATTTTATAGATCAAAGTGCGATCATTGTGCCAGAGGCAATAAAGAAGAAAGGCCGCTATGGGCCTTGGCCGGTTATAAGAAAAAAGACTCTTGTGATAAATGCGGATTTAAGAGTAAACACAGCGAAGTGTTTAATGTCTTTTACGTTGACGGAAATTTAACAAACAATAGGCTGGCAAATCTTAAAACAGTGTGTGCTAACTGTCAACGCTACCTACACCGAGAAGGAGTTAAGTGGCGACAAGGCGATCTTCGACCAGATTTTTAATCTGATTATAGAGATCATCAATGCTTGAATCGTTGTATAGTATATGATCAATCTTGCCACCAACCCAGGCAGTTTCGCTGGCGTGTATGCCTTCTTTCTTTAAGAATTTTTGTGCGCTTTCTACACCTTTGTTTGCTTGAATGGCAATATCATACCAATGAGGCATAACACCTCGTTGTACTCTAACTACAATACCACCTGCGTTGTGAATTGCCTTAATTTCGTTAGGAAAGCGTACATCACTGATGACAATATTATCTGTGGTTTTACGCATTTTGTTTTCTACTGAAGCAATCCAGATATCGTCGTGAAAGCCTTGACGACAAACTTCTGTGCCCCAATATTGTAGTATCCATCGTGGAGTTAGGTCGGGCATACCTAAACGTTCGGCCCACCAAGGATCTACCTGTTCACGCCACTCACGTGCTTCTTTAGTGCGACCTTCTAGTAGTGTACGATCCCAACCAAATACATTTGCCACAGCATCTTTGAGTGTGTTGGCAAAACTATCTCTACGGAATCCATGAAAATTTACCAAATAATCTGCGGCTGTGTCTTTGCCGCTACCAATGAACCCAACAAAACCTACGATCATAGTATCTCCTGCGATACTATAATTTACTATAATTCACTGTAATTGTCAAAGGTTTTTTAGCCGATTACAAAAGTAAGCGGTGCTCCGCCTTCTTTGTAGTTGATTAGATCTTGCTCTAACATTTCTAACTCAGCTTTGGCTTCTGCTTTTAGAGCGGAGCCGTTTAGGCTTGTTCCGCCTTGTGGGCTGGCAATGGTCTGGAACTTTTCACGTGCTTCGCCTAGCATTAATTTAGCTGTGGCTAGACTGTAATCTTTGAGCCACTGTCCTGCGTGTGGATCTTGTAGCAAATTAAAGTCCGGGCGATAGTTGTACATCCACATTAGTACTTCTTCTGAACTACGTGGGCGTTGCATAACTGTTAAAATTTTGCTGGTTTTGTTGAATGTGAAGTTAATATCACTGCCAAACATTTTACCAACTTGCTTTTGATAACTGGCAAAAGCATAATATGTTGCTAGACCGCCCATGTTTGTACTGGTCAACAAATAAGTGTTAGAATAAGCTAGGTTAAACGGCTCAAATAAACTTCCGCCATCACCGCCACCTGTTCTACTACCAATACTACGACGGAAAAGCTGACGAACTTCTGTGACTTCTTTTGGCAAAACATACTCGTTTTGATCAACCTGAAGAGTTAAGAATCCAAAACTTTCCTCACTGGCATTGCTACTGCGCTGTCTAAATTTACTTAGAGCACGATCAATGGCAGTATTATAGTGAATAGGATCTAATTCAACATCAACCATGCCAGCACCGAGCATGGCTTGTACATAGTCAATTACTTTTTGGCGTTCGTTTTCTGTTTCGGTCATAACAATATTTAGCTTATAAATACATACTATGCCAAGACTATCTCTATACAAACCCGAAAAAGGTGCGGATTTTAAATTCTTAGATCGTACTATCAGCGAGCAGTTCCAAGTGGGCGGCACAGACATCTACGTTCACAAGTATGCAGGACCAGTAAATCCGCAAGAAGGAGAAAGTAGCCCAGCTGTACCTGTCAACGGTGGCGACATTCCTGAACTTGGTATACAAGATTTAATATTCATGGAGAATAGAGATCGTCATTACGAACCTGATGTTTATGTAATGCGAGGAATCTATACCATGCAAGACTTAGATTTTAACCTAAGTCAATTTGGATTGTTCTTACAAAATGATAATATCTTCATTACATTCCATTTAAAAAATAATGTAGATTACCTGGGTCGCAAAATAATGTCAGGTGATGTATTAGAACTACCTCACTTAAAAGACGAATATGCCTTAGACAATAGTCTAGTGGCTCTGCGTAGATTCTATGTTGTACAAGATGTTACACGCCCTGCCAGCGGATTTAGTCAAACTTGGTATCCGCACTTAGTACGCTGTAAGTGTGTACCATTAGTTGATAGTCAAGAATTTAAAGAAATTTTAGATGCTGACGCTGGAGCAGGCGACGGTAGTACACTACGCGATTTAATTAGTAATTACAAAAAGAGCATTGAAATCAATGATCAAATTATTGCTCAAGCTGACTCAGATGTACCTGCCAGTGGGTTTGATACCAACAATTTATATGTAATACCTACAACAACATCTACAGGACTTGTTAGTATTGCTGATGCCAGTATGTTAGATCAAGATGCCAGTGTTGAACAAGCAATCATGGATGCCAGTGTTATTTTAAAGAGTCCCAAACAAGACTATTATGTTGGCTACTTATCTGGCGATGGAGCACCACCTAACGGTGCGCCGTATAATTTTGGTATAGAATTTCCATCACAACCTGTTGAAGGGCAGTTCCATCTAAGAACAGACTATTTGCCCAACAGATTATTTAGATATGATGGCAGGCATTGGCTGCGATTTGAAGATAACGTGCGTATGACACTGAATAACTTTGGCAGTGAAGATGTTGCCAGTGGTACATTTGCTGGTAAAGCCGTTAGAAAAACATTAAAATCAAGTTTCATTAATAATACAACTACTGCTACTATCAACGGCGAAATAATAAAAGAAAAACAAGCACTAAGTAAGGTGCTAAAACCAAAGGCGGATAATTAAATGAGTGATCATTTTTATGATGGACAAGTAAAGAGATACCTAACTCAGTTTATGCGGGTAATGAGTAACTTTAGTTACAAAGATGCTAAAGGACAACTTGTTCGTATTCCTGTTCGCTACGGTGATATGAATCGTCAGGTTGCCAGTATTATCAACAAGAACAGTGAAAACGTTATTCCAAATGCGCCTTTTATTTCTTGTTACATTAAAGATCTACAGTTTGACCGTCCTAGATTACAGGATCCGTCGTTTATTAGTAAGTTCAATGTTAGAGAGCGAGCATTTGATGCCAACGGAAACGAATATTTAAACCAGCAAGGCAGTAACTATACTGTTGAACGCATTATGCCTACTCCATACCTTGCTGATTTTGCCGCAGATATTTGGACAACCAACACAGATCAAAAGTTACAAATATTTGAACAACTTGCTGTATTGTTTACTCCCAGTCTAGAATTACAAACTACAGACAACTATATTGATTGGACCAGCATTAGTGTGCTTACATTGAAAAGTCAAACATGGAGTAGCCGCAGTGTTCCCCAAGGCCTAGAACAAGACATTGATATTATGAACATGGTCTTTGATGCTCACGTATGGATCACACCACCAGCTAAAGTTAAAAAGTTAGGAATCATTACTAAGATTATTACCAGCGCATTTGTTCCAACTCCTAATGGAACTATTTCCAATGATTACAATAATCCTGATGCTATTGTAGAATCATTGGGCGGAGAAATATTAACAACAATTGTTACGCCTGGTGATTTTGATTTGCTTGTATTAAACAATGTTGCGTCTTTGATATTGAACAATAGTCTCACAGATGTTGTAGAACTTAACTCTGTAACACAGCAAAATTCTTGGAGATCAATACTAGACTTATATCCAGGAACATTCCGTGCTGGACTAAGTCAGCTACGTTTAAAGAAACCTGACGGTAATGAAATTGTTGCTTATATTAGCTTAGATCCTATGGATGAAAAGCGCATGATATTAAACTTTGACTCTGATACAGTTCCTAGCAATACTATTATATCAGGTAGAGGCACAGTTGATGCTATTATAAATCCTGAAACTTTTAATCCTAGTAGCAGAGTCTCAGGCACTAGGTATCTAATATTAGAAGATATCAACATTAACAGTCAGTATGATGACCCAGGCTATGACGGTCCAGATGCCTGGAAGAACACAGACGGCAGCGATCCACAGGCCTATGCCAACGACATCATAGAGTGGGATGGCGAAGCATGGAACACTGTGTTCAATTCTTCCGCTGCCACTGTGGTTACTTACATAACTAATTCATACACAGGAGTACAATACAAATGGATTCCTGCGGATCAAAGCTGGTCTAAGAGCTTTGAAGGATTATATGATAAGGCTTTATGGCGTCTAATACTTTAAATCAGATTGTTTGTAGTGGTGGGTTATTCATAGCCAAGGATACCCACAGATTTTTATTGCTACTACGCAATCAAGGCAAAACTTCAGGCACATGGGGTTTAGTTGGAGGTAAAAAAGAACCTGCTGACCTTACAGTTATTGATGCGCTGACCAGAGAAATACAAGAAGAAGTAGGTAATACACCCACTGTTAAAAAAGTTATACCACTGGAACTGTTTACCAGCAATGATCAAAACTTTCAGTATAATACTTATGCGTTAATTGTAGACAAAGAATTTATTCCTACACTCAACGAAGAACACAGTGGGTATGCTTGGTGTAGTTATGACAACTGGCCCAAGCCATTACATCAGGGCGTAAAAAATAGCCTTAACAGCAAAACTATTAAGGCTAAGATTGAAGTCTTATTAGAATTACTCGATTAAGTCCGGACCAAATGCCCACGTACCTAAATGGCGCATTTCCATACTTAACTGAGTATCAATTTTAACTGTGTGACCAGCCTGTGCCATTTTTTGGCAGAAGATCATATCTTCACCAAGCCAGTCATTGCTTTCAGGTGTCCAGCCAAACTCAAACCAAGGTTGAGCAATGTCATCTAAGACACTGGTCTTAACCAACATACACCCCATGCCTACACCTTCAACTTCTACAAGTTCATCTTGTGGTTCGAAAGCCAGCGGGTTTTGCCAGTCGCCAATAGTTTCATAGGCAACTCCTTTGGCAGGTAGTTGACGGCGAACATAGTTGGCAGCCACAACATCTTCTTTGTGTGCCAATAGTCTTAGTGCTGTACTTGCTGGAAAGACCATGTCGCTGTCTAACCACAACATATACTCAGCACCCACACTTCGTGCTTCAGAGGCTAGACGTTCACGTTGAGTTAGTAGAACAGTGCTTGCGTCCATGATAACATGTGTGTCTAAACTGTTCATGGTATTTAATTTAACCATTTCTGCTAGACACATGGCAAATGCGCTGTGTAGATGGTCTCTACACGGAACCAATACTGCTAGTTTATTTTTCTTTAACGACCATTTACTTGCTGCAAATACACTCTTTGTCATGCGCCCGCCACGTCTGAACTTAAAGTTTCTCCTTGAATAACTAATTCATGGATGGAGTTAATTAAATCCTGTGTACGTTTAGCTGTGATAATAAAATCACTAGGGCTAAGTTTACACATTGTGTTCATAGTTTCAAAACTAATTCTGTCATTGGTTAATACTTCTAAGGCGCTGGTTCTTGCTAGATTTTCAATAAAGGTTTGTTGAACAATTTCATCATCGTTGGATAATAATTGAACACACTCTTCTTCGTCTAAGTCGTTGGCAAGATCAATGAGAGAATCAAGTTCACGTTCTTCTTTGGAACTTCGATCTTCAATGTTTTCTAATAATTGAATTCTTTCTAAAAAGGAAATTAGTGTTTCAGGATTACTAGCTCTATCGTGCCACGTAATATTGTCTAATTCCCATCTTGATGTGCCTGCCGATGCTAGGGCAAGTAGCTTTTCTGTATTTAATTTTTTATTTTTCATCATTAACTATAATTGTTAGGTGTTGTCTTGCCACCGAACGTTGAGGAGAATGCAATTACCGCACCAGCAACTTTGCCGCCGTAGCTCGCACCCAGTGTAGCACTGAGTCTGATGTTACTGCCAGCGGCAGGCGGGTTTGTACCACCGGCATAAGCGTAGTAAACTCCGCCCATTTTTATTGCCGACCCGGTTGCTGGTAAAATTCCTGGCATTAGTTATTCTCCTGGTGACCTGATATTTATAGGTCGTAAAGTTATCATGTAAAGTTTATTGATTAACATCTATTATTTATTAGATTCCAAATCTTCCTCGCATTGCGTTATAATTTTGTCTAACTTCAGCGTCTGACAATGCTCTATTATACACTTTCATTAGTGCTATTCCACCTGCAAACTGCCTAGTTGTACCTTCTTGTCCTATTTGAATACCAGATCCTGTGGCAGCATTACCTACCGTAGACGATCCTGTGGTTTTTGTTCCATTTGTCCATTGGTAAATTGACGAAGCTGAGTTATCCCATACAGCAGTAAATGAATTCCAGGTATTTAGTGAAACTGCCGCACCAGTTTCCCAGTAGCCATCTGATGGATGACTATACCAATAATTACTCATTTGACGACTAGATTTATTCCAACTCATGTATCCAGCATCTGCTCCGCTTAATAATAGTAAACAACCCCTGTCGTCTGCTTGTACCTCAGTTTCTGGATATATCCAAGTTTCAATGGTCATGCTGGTAGTGGGCTGTGGGGCCAACAATGTTCCTGTAAATCTCTGACCTGCGGCTGTAAATCTATAGCATTTGGCAGATCCCAATGTAGTTAATGTTGGAGAACCAACAACAGACAACGTTGAATTATAGCCAGATAAATCAACCCAGTTAGATGTTCCTGGAGCACTTTTAATGTTTGCAGCATCTACATAAAAAATTAATCCCGATGTAGCAATTGACGACCCGTAACTTACACTCATACTCCATACCTCGATCTAGTTGCACTAAAGTTTTGTTGAACTTCTGTGGGGGTTAATACACGATTATATATTTGAACTGACGGAATTTTTCCAGTGAATGATCTTGTTGAAGCAGAATCTAAATGGAAGCCTTTGCCAATAACAACATTGTTGAATACATTGACAAATCCGCTAGGAGTGCTGGCATTGACTGTTACAGGAACACCGTTTAAGTAGGTGTTTGCTGATCCACTGGTCCAAGTTATGACAGCGTTATACCATGTATTTGCCAGTAGTCCAGATGATTGTACTGTAAAATTATCCGCAATACTATTATTTCCAGTGTTACCACTGACTACCCAGCCTAAATTACCTGAACTATTTTGTTCCAACCTAGGACCAATGTTTCCAGTTGTACCATTGTAGTTGAAATTACAATCTATAGGATTTCTATAATTAGAGACAGAGGTTGAATAAAACCAAACACTGACAGTAAATTGACTGAAAGATCCAGCTAATGCTCCTGCTGTTATATGATTTGTAGATCCATTAAAACTAAATTGTCCATCGCTGTCATAAGTTAAGCCAGTTGCTGTGATTGTATTTTTTCCTGTCAGATCTCGAATAGTTTGAGTTGTTGATCTAGATGCTCCTGCGCCTCCCATAAATGGTGTGGCTGTACTACCTTGCTCGTATTGAACAGCAGTAACATAAATTGTTCCGTCTGTTCCGTATGCGTTGGCAATATTTCCATAATTATTTGTGCCGTTTGTTAGAGTATAACTAACTCGAGTCCATACATTTAAAGGAATATACTGAGCAGAGCCTGCGTCCCACGGATTCCAATGTTGTCCTACTCTACAATATGTTCCAGCTGTTAGTAATATCCATGCTGAATGTGTATACACGCCACCGTTTACTTGATCAACAGATGATGTATACAAAATGTTCATTGATGTATCTGCGCCATTGTTGGACTGTATTTTAGATATTTCAAAACCAGGTACAGGCGTAGGTATAGGAGGAGTTGCTCCTCGAGTTACAGTTGCATTGCCGTCGGTGTAATTATATGTATCGTAGTTACATGTGTTTGTACTAGGTCGCCCTATCCAAGACTTGTTGGTGTTTGACATGTCATAGTCAAACACTAGTCCATTGGTAACACGAGCTGGTCCAGCAAATGCGCTCATAGTCCATACCTCCCTCTTAGAGCATTATACTCTTGTGTTACTTCTGCTGCAGATAAAGCTCTATTATAGAATTTTACGGATCCAATTTTTCCACTATACGCATATCCTCCACCTGCTGACCAATATCCTATTCTTAATCCCTGTGACCAGTCTGCTGTTCCTGTTGTTGCCTGCGTTCCTTCAAGATATGCGTTTCGATAAATTGCCACATTAGATCCATTATATACTATACAATAAAATCCCCAGGTGCCAAGTGGTATACTTGCGGCACGAGGATAATAATACTCTCCCCAGGTGCCGCCATGTGTATATGCCCAGCTATTATCACCATATTGATAAAATGCTGTACTTGTTCTTCCAGCAACAGGCATTCTACTTTCAACGTCTCTTCGAGACCAGTGTGCTAGTGTGTAAG